ATGGGTGTATTAAACGAAACTAAAAAAGCCGCAACAGACTGGCATCGTGCGGATATCATCGCAGCCTTAAAAAAGAATGGCTGGTCATTACGTTCCTTAGCAGAAGAATGTGAGCTGAGCTACAGCACACTCAAATCTGCGTTAGACAAATCTTATCCAAAATGTGAACGAATCATTGCGAATGCAATTGGCGTACCGCCTGAAGTTATATGGGCTGAGCGATTTGCACAACGTAATTTTCGTCCAAAATTAATTGATAAGTTTTAATCATAAACAACTTTTACGTTAAATGAAAGAGAAAAGGAACGTTTATGAGTAACTTAAAAATAAAAACGCACTACTCTGCAATGGAGATTGCATTATTTAAGTTAAATTCTGCCCCACACGCACACAAAAATGTACAAGAAAAAGCAAAACGTGAGTGCTGGACCGCACGTAAACGTGAAGGTCGTGGTGGTGGACTTGAATATGCATTTGAGAGTTTACCACAAGAAATCCAAGCTGAAATTTTATTAAAACACACTGAGAACAAATGTTTTACAGAGCCAACTCGTGGTGTAGCGCACAAAAACTACTTACCTGAAGTCATTTGGGCACCGTTTGACAAAGCGAGTGAAAAACAACGTGCGGAAGCACAACAAAAGCTCGTTTTGTTACACAAAATTGATGATTTAACTCGCAATAACATCAAGTTAATAAATGCATTAGAGATGGTGGCGAACGAGTTTAATGTGGCTAAAGGTTCACTTAAACGCTGGTACTACAAAGTGAGAACATTTGAACGTTCTGATTGGTTGCCGTTATTGATTGATAAACACGGCACAAACAGAAAAAGTGCAGAAGCTGAGTTCACGCCTGAAGCGTGGGAATCCTTCAAAGCAGATTATTTCCGCAATGAACGCCCACAATTCGGTTCTTGCTACGAAAGATTAAAACGTTCCGCACGTGAACAAGGTTGGGTCATCCCTTCTGCAAGCAGTGTGAAACGTAAAATAGAACGTGAAATTCCAAAAGTACAACAAGTTTTCTTAAGAAATGGAGAGCACGCTCTCAGCCAATATTACCCAACAATGCAACGCAGTGTGGCTGATTTAGAAGCCTTGGAATGGATCAACGGTGACGGCTATCAGCACAACGTGTTTGTTCAATGGCATAACGGCGACATTGTTCGTCCAAAAACATGGATTTGGCAAGACATCAGAACACGCAAAATCTTAGCGTACCGCGTCGATTTAAGTGAAAACAGCGACACTATTCGCTTGAGCTTAATGGATTTGATTTGGAAATACGGCATCCCGAAAAAATGCACCATAGATAACACTCGTGCTGCTGCGAACAAATGGATGACTGGAGGAGTGAAAAACCGCTATCGCTTCAAAGTAAAAGAAGATGACGTGAAAGGGATCATTCCTCTGCTAGGTATCGAATTGTTCTGGACTTCTATACAGTTTGGTAAAGGTCACGGACAAGCAAAACCAGTTGAACGTGCATTTTCTCACGGGGGGCTTGGTGAGTTAGTCGATAAACACCCTAAATTAGCAGGGTTCTACGCAGGGGAAAATATCTACAACAAACCCGACAACTACAATGGTGGGAAAGCAGGTGTGGACTATGACACCTTTATATTAGCGTTAGAAGATGGCATCCGTACCTTTAACGAACGAGAAGGTCGTGAAACCGAAATCTGTCAAGGCGTTTACAGTTTCAGCCAAGTGTTTGAACGTGACTATGCAAAAGCGAGAGTGCGTAAAGCCAGCCAAGAACAAATGCGTTTCTTAATGCTCATGAGTGAGGCAACTACCCTCAAGAAAAACGGCAAATTTACACTTGATGTTGGGGGTAAAGTCCACGGTGGTAAAAACGAATACGAAGCAATTGATCTCATCGGCTCCCACCATAAAAAAGTGGTGGTTAAGTTTGACCCTGCCGACCTACACAACAAAGTTTGGGTGTATTCATTAGACGGCATTTTCTTAGCAGAAGCTTTCTGTTCAAGTGCTAAAGCATTCGGTGATAAAGCAGCAGGTCGTGAACACGATAAAGCACGTAAACAATGGATTAAAGCGCAAAAACAAGCGGCAAAAGCACAACTTTCTATGGATGCTCAGGAGTCTGCACGTTTTCTACCAGAGCCAACTTTTGAAGAAGAAATCCAACAACCTCAAATTATTGAACTCTTCCACACACAGGGCAATGCAGTGAAAAAGACAGAAGTCGTTCTTGATGATGAAGAAAATACATTCGAGCAAGGCTTATACCGAGGTCTTGAAATGATTAAACAAGAAAAAGGCATTAAATAGGAGAAATCAAATGAGCTTAATTAACCAAATCAATGCAATTAAAGCATCAGGAAATATTAGTCAACGTGATATTGCACAGCAAATCGGCATTTCAGCAGGTGCATTGAGTGCTTATTTAAAGGGTAATTATGCAGGCAATATAGACAACATCGAGAGTGCACTCACGAACTGGCTTGCGACACAAGAAAAGAAAGAAAAAGTCTTCGTAGAAGCACCGCACTTTATCGAAATTCCAACTGCTAAGAAAGTATTTGGTGCATTAGATATGGCACGCATTTTACCCACAATGGTCACTGTTTACGGTGCTTCAGGTGTAGGTAAGACAAAATCATGCCAAGAATACAAAAAGCACAATCAAAATGTATGGATGATTACCGCAAGCCCAGCAAGAGCAACGCTAAGTTCAATTTTATACGAACTTGCATTAGAGCTTGGCATTAATGATGCACCACGTCGTAAAGACCGCTTAAGTCGCCTTATCACAAAGAAAATTAAAGGTACGCAAGGTTTAGTCATTATTGATGAAAGCGATCACCTTCCTTATGACGCTTTAGAGGAAATCCGCATTATTCAAGAAGAGGCAGAAGTGGGCTTTGCCTTAATAGGTAATGACAAAGTTTATACGCGTATCCAAGGCGGTGTAAATCAAGCTCACGAATATGCAAGATTGTGGTCTCGTATCGGCAACAATTGTGGCTTAAAAGCCAGCACAAAGGGCGATATTAAAGCGATTGCAACAGCGTGGGGGCTAGATGTAACAGACAACGATTTAATGACAGTGCTTTACGACATTGGCGGCAAGGCAGGTGGTTTAAGAGCCTTAACACAATATCTACGTCTTGCGGGCATGACAGCTAAGGGACAAGGCACAGTGATTACATTAGAGCTGATTTTACAGGCTCAAGCGCAAATGAAAGGAGCGAATTAATGAAAAAATATTTGCTGACTTTATCGCTACTAATTACGGCTTGTACAGATATAGAAATTTGTGACTGGCAATGTCAGAAAGAACAAGCAAACAGAGAGTGGAAACAAGAACACGGCGAATTTCAACCTAATCTAACACTAGAACAAGAGCGATATCTTGTTCAATTTTTAGCAGAAAATTACCCAAATGGAACTAAACCTTAATTATAACAGGAGAAAAACAATGGCTAAGAAAGCAACTCGAATTAAAACAACTGCGCAAGTTTATGTACCGCAAAGCCGTGAAGATGTGGCAAGTGATATTAAAACTATTGGTGATTTAAATCGTGAAATAACGCGTTTAGAAACAGAAATGAACGACAAAATTGCAGAAATTACCGAAAGTTACAAAGGACAATTCTCACCAATACAAGAACGTATCAAAAATTTATCAACGGGTGTGCAGTTTTGGGCAGAGGCAAATAGAGATCAAATCACTAACGGGGGAAAAACTAAAACAGCAAATTTGATTACAGGTGAAGTGTCATGGAGAGTACGTAATCCATCAGTGAAAATTACAGGTGTAGATTCTGTGTTACAAAATCTCAAAATCTATGGTTTAACAAAATTTATCAGAGTAAAAGAGGAAATTAACAAAGAAGCTATTTTGAATGAAAAACACGAAGTAGCAGGTATTGCGGGAATCAAAGTTGTTTCGGGTGTAGAAGATTTTGTGATTACACCATTCGAACAAGAAATTTAAAGACCATTTAAACGCCCTTTAAACCTCGTTTGAGGGGCGTTCAGAATGTGTTTTAACAACGAAAGGAGCAACAAATATGGCAATTAAAAAATTCAACAGGTTTGCACATTGGAGCAAGTTTGCTGCAAATGCAGAACGTAATGGAGACTATAAACAAGCGAGCAAAGGTTGGGAAGTTGCGAGTTTAAACGCATCTCATGCGAACAAAGAATGGTGTGAAAATCGCAAAGCATTTTGCGACCGTGTAGCAGTTAAACCGTTTTAATAAGGAGTGAATGATGGAAAAAATGAATTTAGATGATCTCACTCGTGAAATAGCAGCAATCATCACAAATTTTGAGACAGTACAAGATTTTGTGCTAGATGGCGATATTGAAACTGCAGAAAGGCTTTATAAGCTGAGTTTAGGTCATGCCAGAAAATTCGGTTATAGATTTAAAGCGGCAAATCTAGAAAAAACGATAGGTGAAGTTTTTGATCCAAATTGTTGAGGTTTTTTATGAAAAAAGATAACGAAAAACTACTCAAAAAAATTAAGAAACTATTAGCTTTGTCTAAATCAAGCAACCCTTATGAAGCAGCTAAGGCACTTGAAATGGCTCAAAAATTAATGGCTGAACATAATGTGAATAGCCTTGATGTTGAAATTTCAGAAAGTGATAGTCAGCAAAAATTTTCTAGAAAAACTGGAGAATATGTTCACGCACTAGCATCTTTAATTGAAAGAGCTTTCGGTGTTAAAGCCTATTTTTCAAATCGCTCAGACACTTTCGGATCAAATAAAATGCACGCAGTATTTTTCGGACAAGAAGAAAGACCTATCGTAGCATCTTACTGTTTTGATGTCTTGTATCGTAAGTTACAGCAAGCAAGGAAAGAGTTTATAGCAACTCAAAGTAAACGTTTAAAACGTAGTACGCTAATTTCCAGAGCTGACAACTATTGTTTTGGTTGGGTTCAGGGTGTTTATGTAACAATTAAAGATTTTGCCTTAACACCAGAAGAAGTGGGCAAAATTCAACAATACAGTGATGAACTACATAAAAAAATGAATTTAAGTAAAGCCAAAGTTCGTAAAGTTGGTGATACCAGAGAAAGAAATGGAGATGACTCTGGTTTAAAAGGTTATATGGATGGGAAAAAAGTCAAAATGAATCATGGAGTAAATGGACAAGAAACATTAAAAATCTCTAATCAATAAAACCTATTTACAGCCCTTTGGGATTAAAGGGCTGAATAATGTGTTTTAACATAAACGAGAAAACATCATGCGATACACTAAAGCAAAATATATTCAACTTATCCATATTGCCAAGCACAAGCTGTCAATTGATGAATCAACTTATCGTTCTTTATTAATGAATTTGACAGGAAAAAGTACGTGTAAACAGATGAAAGTTGCAGAGTTAGAGAAAGTGCTAAGTTCGCTAGAAACGAAAGGTTTTCAAAATAACGCAGCAGGTTTTCACAAAAAAACTCATACTTCAAACTATCACAGTCCAAGTTCAGGAAAAGCCGTAGTCAAACACGATATTGCTTTAAAAATTCGAGCTGTTTGGATTGAAATGTCAAAACAAGGCTTTTTACGTGATGGTTCGGAAGAAGCATTAAATCAATTTGTGCGTAATGTGATCAATCCCATATTAAAGCCTGAAAAACTAATGGTGTTGGGTGTAGCTGCATTAGATTACAAACAAGGAACGATTGTATTAGAACGCTTGAAAAAGTGGCGTGAGCGAGAAATAAATAAATTAAGAAAAGGAGTAAGTGAATGAAATTAGGTCGTTGCCCCGTGTGCCACTCTGATATCAATTTAGATCAGTTACTTGAGGACGACGCTGGACGTGAATTACTCACAATTTTAACTCAGTTGAAATACGGTATTGCTCGTCCTTTGGTTAGTTATATTGCTCTCTTTCGCCCTGCAAAATCGGCATTAAATAATGCAAGAGCAGCAAAGCTAATTAATGATGTATTAAGTTTATTTCCTCAATCTCATTTGTTAGCCCATGCATTAAGCGAAACGGTGAACGCAGTACAAAATAAACGCCGTGAATATAAAAACTCTGCCCCATTGGTAAACCATAATTATTTAAAACAAGTGTATGAAACAAATAAACCACATTTCTCAGGTGTTGGAGGATGTAAAGCTGAAGAGCAACTACAAAAGAAAACAATATCTGAAGAACAAGATAAAAAAATAGAAGACGCCATTTTATACATAGATCGTATATATCGATTGGGGCAACCAGTTGAAAACTTAGAAGGCTACGATATTTGGAAAGCGTGGAAAGATAACAAAATAGGAGCTAAATGATGAGTACAAATGCGGATATTTTTGATGAAAAAGCACCTGAAATTTTAGCTGATTTAGCCAAACATATTGAAACTCAGTTATTAGCTAAAGTAAAAGGCAATGAGTTCAATTCTGAATTAGCCAAGCAAATCGGTATTGAAGTCGCAAGTCACTTTGCACAAAGCTGGGGAGGAGAAGTAATTTATATCCCGCGCAATCTCGTCTTATTGCTTAGTGAACGTGACCGCAGCATTTTCAACGAATTTAATGGCACAAATCACCGAGAACTCGCCCGAAAATACAACGTATCTATGCAATGGATTTATCAAATTGTGAAGAAAGTCACTAAAGAAGAAATTGCAAGACGGCAATTTGATATGTTTTCAGAGAAATAATAATGTAAAAAGCCACTATTTAGGTGGCTTTTTTGTGTACAATTAACAGGTTTTTTAGCCTAGGAGAAATTAAAATGAGAAAATTAGTTATTTTATCTTTGGGATTTATTTCTTGTTTTGCTTTGGCAAATGTAGAACAGGATAACCAAAAATTAGCTGAAAATTTTTGTTATGCGGTACAAGCCAGTGGTTCTTGCAGTGATCTTAATATGAGACTAGATACTGAAGGAAAGGTAAATGCTTTGGTTGGAGAGGAAATTCGCAAACCGAATGGGAAATACTCAGAAAGTTGTTTTAATGGTTTAAAGAAAGCAAACAATGACAAAAAACTATGCAGTAATGCTTGGAAAAAATTTGGTTGTAATGGTTCTGTTACTGCTAGATTGCTACAAACAAATCCATTTACTAATAAGGATGGAGCTAAGTGTACCTTTTAATTCTTTAAACCACTTTAAAATCTATTTATTAAAATAAGATTTAAACTCCTTTAAAGAATATTTAAAGGAGTTTTTTTATGGCTATTCATCACATCGTTATCCACTGCTCCGCCACAACCAACGGCAAACCATTACGCACCAACACACAAAGCGCAGCCGAACGCATCGACCAATGGCATCAAAAGCGAGGATTTAAACGTAATCCTGCGCATATCAAACGCTTTAACCCACACTTAAAACACGTGGGCTACCACTTCATTATTGATACTGACGGCACGGTTGAGACTGGACGTGAGGTTGGTGAAACAGGTGCGCACGTCAAAGGTCACAATCAAAATTCTATTGGCATTTGTCTGGCTGGCGGCATCACTGGTATGGGTAAAAACCATGGTGAATATACACGTGAACAATGGCAAGCCTTGCACAAACTCTTACGCAATCTAGAAAGCCGATTTCCCAGCGCTCGTATTTGTGGACATCGTGATCTAAGTCCTGACTTGAATGGTGATGGCACTATTACACCGAACGAATGGCTGAAAGACTGCCCTTGCTTTGACGTTTGGGAATGGCTCGACAGTGAGCAAGTGATTAATGATGAACACTTATTTGAATAAGGAACATTATGAGTGCATCAATAAAAGTTAAATTAAGTCGGTCATTAAAAGGCAAATCCTTTCAAAAACTCAGCAATAACGCTAAGCAAAATCAACGCTTAAACAGTGGAATCACTGCTGCCAAAGCATTTTATCTGTTATGGGAATATTAATGATGAAAAGAGAAATTCGAGGAATAACATTTTTTTCTTTAGTGTGGGAAGTCATGATTTTTGGTGGTTTTATCTGTGCTAATGAATTTTCCATTAAAAACTTAATTCAAGCATATGAGTGGTTCTTCTACTTTATGACAGTGCTTGCTTCGTTAGTATTTTTTCTAGGTATTCCTGAAACTAAATATCAATACACAAAAGCCAAATTTAATTTTGAAATTGTGACGAATACATTACTTGGCATTATGTTGGCATATTACGGTTATTTTGTCTGCGCTTCAATTTTGACTTTTTTCGGATATGGATTAACAGCACATAATTATTTTATTAAGGAGCCAAAAAATGAAAAAGCTGAATGAACTTATTACTAATACAGATGGACGTTTATCAACAACAGGCACAATTCAATTTGGCGGTGCGCTATTGATGGCAATTATTCTAGCGATTTGTGTGTATTTAGACAGATCTTATGTACCAGAACTCTTCATGACATTTGCAATCTTTTGTGGTGGAGGCGTCGCAACAAAAGGCTTTGCAAACGCAATGGAAAGACGACAAGGAGGACGTGAATGAACTTACAAGTGATTGTTGTCTGCACAACATTTTTTATTTTGTTATGTGGTTATGTTGTCTTCAGGTTAAAGCAAGCACAACGACGAGTTGAAAAGCTGATAGAAGAAAATGCACAACTGCAAACAGAAAAAGCTGTTGCCCAAACACAAGTTAAACATCATCAAGTGAGACAAAAAAATGAAGAAAGCATTGGTAGCTCTAATCGTGAGCGGATTATTGACAGCCTGCACAACCAAAACGATCTCCGTGATTAACCCGAGTTGTAGTGGTTTTAAAGTGATTAAGGCAAGCCGTCAAGACACAACGGAAACTTTACGTCAGATACTCGTACACAATCAAACTTATAGACAAATTTGTAGTAAGCAGGGAGAGCTTAAATGAGTGAAATTTTAGAGTTTCTACGAGCTAATTTTGTCATTATTTCAACGGTTATTGGCTTAGTCGGTGGTGCCTTTTGGTTAAAGATGGACAGCAAATATGCGAAGAAAAGTGATGTTCGAGAGTTATCTGAAGCCGTAGAACATTATGACAGACGTTTAAATCAGTTAGAGACAAAAGTAGATAATTTACCAACAGCTCAAGATGTTGCAAAGTTAGAAATTTTAATGACTGAAATTAAAGGCGAAACGAAATCAACAAATACACAGATGAAAGCAATTAGCCACCAAGTGGGGCTGCTACTAGAAGCTAAAGTTCTGAAGGAATGACAAATGAAAAAAATTTTAACAGAAGATCAACGCTTAGTAATTTTACGTTCATTATCTGATGCAGGTTATGACGCAAATGAAAGTATTTTAGATGATTGCCTTGCTCTATATGGTCATAACATTAGCCGTGATCTTGTGCGAAATCATCTTAACTGGTTAGAGGAACAAGGGCTCGTACAAATTGAGCGTTTAAGTGATGGCTTTATGGTTGCCAAAATCACTCAACGTGGACTTGATGTAGCCAACGGTGAGGCGGTTGTTGATGGTGTTAAACGCCCTCGTCCAAGAGTTTAAAGGAGTTTTAAATGGCGGATAAACAAACTCGTGGGCGAGCAAGTAAAGTCGATTTACTCCCACCGAATATTAAAACCCAACTCGCGATGATGTTACGCGACAAACAATACTCTCAAACACAAATTCTCGAAGAAATTAATGATTTAATCCGTGATTGTGGATTAGATGAGCGTTACTTATTAAGCCGTACAGGCTTAAATCGCTATGCAAACAGAATGGAAAAGCTAGGAGCAAAAATTCGCCAAGCTCGTGAAGTAGCTGAAGTCTGGACAAAACAGTTTGGTGAAATGCCACAAACAGATATCGGCAAAGCATTGATGGAAATGGTCAAGCAAATCGCTTTTGAAACATCTCTCAAATTAGGTGAACAAGAAGGTGGTATTGAGCCAAAACAGTTGGCGTTGTTGTCATCAGCAATCCAACGCTTAGAACAAGCCGAAAGCCTAAGCTATAAGCGTGAGTTAGCGATTCGTAAAGAAGTCGCACAGCAAGCAGCTGACACAGCAGAAAAAATTGTGACCGAAGCAGGCTTATCTGCTAATACAGTGAAAAAACTCAAAGAGCAGATTTTAGGTGTCACCTTGGGGAATCAATAATGGCATTGATGAACGACCGACCACTCAATGTACTTGCCCCTGAATGTCAGGCATTTCTTGACTGTATTCATGTGTTTAATCCAATGGAGCTGTTATTAGGCTATCAAAAACGTTGGATAGCGGACGAAAGCCAACTCAAAATCGCCGAGAAAACTCGCCGATGTGGTTTAACGTGGGCAGAAGCGGCGGATAATGCTTTGATTGCAAGTACGCGTAAATCCGACGGTGGTTCAGATGTGTTTTACATCGGCTCAAACAAAGAGATGGCGCGAGAGTATATTGATGCGGTCGCGATGTGGGCAAAAGCCTTTAACTATGCAGCAGGAGAAATCCAAGAAGAGGTTTTTGAGGACGAAGACAAAGATATTCTCACTTATGTGATTTATTTTGCATCTGGCTTTAAAGTCAAAGCACTTTCATCTAATCCAAAAAACTTGCGTGGTATGCAAGGGGTTGTTGTGATTGATGAAGCAGCGTTCCACGAATATCTAGCTGAGGTGCTTAAAGCCGCATTGGCGTTGACTATGTGGGGCGCGAAAGTGCGTGTAATTTCGACTCACAATGGGGCTGAAAATCTCTTTAATGAGCTAATTATTGACAGTCGCGCAGGGCGTAAACGCTACTCGGTGCATACGATTACGATTGAAGATGCCTGTCGCGATGGGTTGTATCAGCGGATTTGTCAGGTCACGAAACAAACGTGGTCGCCTGAAAAAGAAAGAGAGTGGATTGATAACTTGCTCAACGACACCGCCAGCGAAGAAGATGCCCTTGAAGAGTATTTTTGTGTGCCGAAAAACGGCTCGGGCTTATGGCTATCAAGGGCTTTAATTGAACGGCAAATGAACGAAGCTACACCAGTGATTAGATTGGAAGCCAAAGCCGAATTTAGTCTTACCCCTGAATATGAACGCGCGCAAGAAATTGCCGACTGGTGTGAAGCCGAGCTTGCTCCTGTATTAGTCACGCTTGAACCGAATTTACTCCATTTCTTGGGAGAGGACTTTGCGCGAAGTGGCGACCGCACGTCGTTTGTTGTGCTGGCACAGCAGCAAAACCTCGTGAAAAGCGTCCGACTGATTGTGGAGCTAGGCAATATGCCCTACAAGCAGCAAGAGCAGATTGTGCTTTACATTCTACAGCGGTTGCCACTCTTTTCAGGTGCCGCATTTGACGCCCGAGGGAATGGTGGTTACTTGGCAGAATCAGCCAAAGATAGTTACGGCACGCTGATTGATTGCGTGCAACTTAGCGAGAAATGGTATCGCGAGAACACCGCACCATTTAAAGCTGCTTTGGAAGACGGCGAGTTGCAAGACATCCCGAAAGATGCGGATATTTTGGCAGATTTACGCTCGTTTCAGGTGGTCAAGGGTGTGCCGAGAATCCCAGATAAACGCACTAAAAGCACGGACGGCAAAACCAAACGCCATGGTGACACGGCAATCTCGTTGCTATTGGCACACTACGCTAGCCGTCAGTTAGTGCAAATGCCAGTTAAACCACTCTCTCGAAAACCACGCAGCAGTCGTCGTTTAACACAAGGATATGATTAAAATGAAAAAAGACCTTATTACTGAAATTGCTACTCGTGCCAGAAGCTATGACCATTGGTCATTTGCGCATTATCTCCCTAACCCTGATCCTGTGTTAAAAAAAATGGGCAAGGATATCAGTGTTTACCGTGAGTTACTTTCTGATGGACAAGTGCGAGCGGGTATCCGTCGTCGTAAAGCAGCAATAAAAGGCTTGCAATGGCGCATCACACCAACTGGCAATAACAAAGTTGACGAACAGATTCAAACAATGTTTGAGAGCTTGAAGATCAACCGTATTATTACAGAAATGCTCAATGCTGCGCTGTTTGGTTATCAGGTATCAGAAGTCTTGTGGGTAAGTCGCGATGGCTTACTTGTGCCTGTAGATATTGTTGGCAAACCACAAGAATGGTTTATGTTTGATAACGATAACAACCTACGTTTTAAAAGCAAAGAGAATAGCTTTGAAGGGGAATCATTACGCGACCAAAAATTTTTGGTCACAACCCAAGAGGCTACGTCGACGAATCCTTATGGCTTAGGTGATTTATCACTCTGTTTTTGGGCAGCGACTTTTAAAAAAGGGGGATTTAAATTTTGGTTAGAGTTCACGGAAAAATACGGCTCGCCTTGGCTTATCGGAAAACATCCTCGCCAAACGCACCAAGGCGAAAAAGAAACGCTAGCTGATGCACTTGAAGAAATGATTGGCACAGCAATTGCTGTTATTCCTGAAGACTCTAGTGTGCAAATTATTGAGTCTGCAGGCAAAGGTGCATCTAGTGATAGTTATGAGAAATTTCTTAATTTCTGTAAAGCGGAAATTAATATTGCGCTATTGGGGCAAAATCAGACCACTGAACAAGAAGCAAACCGCGCTAGTGCTCAGGCTGGTTTAGAAGTCGTTGAGGATATTCGTAATGATGACAAAGCCATCATTGAAGAAACATTTAATCAATTGTTGGAATGGATTTGTACACTGAATTTTTCGGTCGAAACCTTACCAAAATTTGAATTGTACGAGCAGGAAAGCATCGACACAGCACAGGTTGAGCGCGATGAACGTTTATTTGGGATTGGTGTACGGTTCTCACAAGCCTATTTAGAACGTACTTATGGCTTTGAGAAAGGTGATATCACGGTGCAAGCGGTCAGTCCAGAGCAAAACTCTGCAAAAATTGTGAAGTTTACTGAACACCAACATAACCCCAAGCCAATAGACAAAATCATCGACCAAATGGGTGAGATTGTACAACATCATTTTGATGATCGTCTTCGTGAAATTCGAGCAAAACTCGACATGGCTAGCAGCCCTGAAGAGTTTAAAGAAATTTTAGATCAGCATATAGACCAACTAGATTATAGTGAATATGCCGAACTTTTTGCACAAGGAATGACTGCGGCAACATTATTGGGACGATATGAAGTAAAACAGGAAGCGGAAAACAATGAGTAACATGATTCCTGAAGCCTTACCTTTTTCCGAACAAATTGACTATTTTAGAAAAAAAATCAATCTACCCACGGCGACCTATCTCGACATTTACGGTGAAGCTCACGACTACGCCTTTGTAGTGGCTGGAGCCCATACGCACGAAATAATGGCAGATTTTAGAAATGCTCTTGATGAAGTAATTGAGCGAGGCGGTACACTGGAAGAGTTCCGTAGCGAGTTTGATCGCATTGTCGAAAAGCACAGTTGGGAATACAACGGCGGAAGGAACTGGCGCACGCGGATTATTTACGATACCAATCTCTACGGCAGCTACAACCACGGGCGTTATCAGCAGCAACGAGAGATGATGGACGTGTTGCCCTACTGGGAGTATGAACACAACGATTCGGCTCACCCACGCTTACAGCACGTCGCTTGGGATGGATTGGTATTACGCGCAGATGACCCATGGTGGGACTATCACTATCCAACTCGTGCTTATGGTTGCCACTGTACGGTGAAAGCCCTTGATGATGTAGATTTAAAGTATCAGGGTAAAACTGTCCAACAAGCTCCTGAAATCGAATGGGAAGAAAAGGTGATTGGGCAGCGTAGTGGACAAACACGTATTGTGAGAGTACCAAAAGGTGTTGATCCAAGTTTTGAACACCCAAAACGCTTAGTACCAGTACATCAAGTAGATAAAATCCTGATGCAAAAACTAGAAACTGCGCCAACACAGTTTGCTAGCAGTGCAGTGAGTAATGTGTTGAACTATCCGCCTGCCCTTGCTTTACTTAACCGCTCAATGCAAGAGATGGTAGATACTGTGGCAACCGAAAAAATGGCACGAGGCAATATGAAATATGTGGGCGTTGTGCATCGTGATGTTATCAGACAACTTGAATCCAAAGAACTTGCCCCACAAACGGCTGTCATTGCGGTAAGGGATAGTGATATTTTGCACGCTTTACGAGATGTCAAACAAGGTAAAGGTATTAGCTTACCCATTGAGTTTTGGCAACAACTCCCCGAAAAATTGCGTAATCCAAGTGCGATTTTGCTTGATGAAAGTCAAAAAAAGCCCACGCTACTTTTTATTTATCAAACCGACCAAGGAAAGATTGCTGTGAAAATGGATTATGAAGTACAGGTAAAAGATCAAACAACGAACAAAAAAGAGCGAGTAAAACTAAATATGGTACGTACGGCAAGTGTGATCAAAGATACAGAAAAGTCATGGGAAAGTTTGAAAGCATTTGAGGTGTTATGGGGAAGCTTGACATAACACGGTGGTTTGCCTGATTCGAACAGGATAATACGAAAAGCATTGCAAGCCGTAACCTTTCCAGTAGGAAACCCCCACCGTGTGATAGTTAAACTATACGCCTAAACAATTTTTTAATCAATAATAGGAGCTAAAAATGACAGAACGCCAAGAAAAATTAAAAGCCTTAGAATTGCTGCAACAACTCCAAGGCTTGAGTATTAATGAAATCAAAGCCGTGTTGCACTGGGCAGAGGCTTATGTATCTGATTATCAGAAATTTGAAATCAGTAATGAGATTATATCTCATCAAGAAGAGCTAAAATCTTCCCTCGATTCTGTTTAATTTCTATAATTGCTTCACGGTAACAGTCGCTAGTTGTGCTTATACCTTTTGCTTTTTTCTCTGCTTTGATTGCTTTTGCTAATGTGACAACATGCGCAACAAAGATGTTTCTTAATAAGTAGTCATTGTAATTTGACATAGTATTTTCCTTTATAAAAGTGGCAACATTACCACGCTTTTATTCTACGGAGAGAACCAATAATGATCCACATTCAACTTAACGCCGATGAAGCCCTTCAAGGGTTGCATCGTACAGCAGAAAGTTTAAAACAAGGCAGAAAACTATATGGCATACTAGGAGAGGCATTACGTACAATTCATAAAGAACGGTTTGAGAAAGAGCAAGCAAGTCCAGCGGGGGAAAAATGGCAGCCATTATCCCCCATGTATAAAGCTAGGAAGCGAAAGAATCGTGACAAAATTTTAATTCGTGATGGTAATCTTAAAAATTTGCTCCGTTATCAAGTTAATGATAATGGTGTGGAGTTTGGTTCTGATCGCAAATATGCTCGTTTACATCATTTGGGTAGTAGTAAAACAAAGGGGCGTGGTTCTGGTGTGGTAGCTCGTCCTTGGCTCGGTGTGAACCAAAATAACAAAGATTATTTACTAAAGAAAACACAACATTTTTTGCGGAATGTGATCACTCGCATCTAAATTTACTAAATAACGCCACAAATTAGCATTGTGGCGTTTAAATCTAAAAGTAATATAATTTAACGCCTTCTAAAATTTAAAGCGAATTAAAGCGATTTAAACCGCATTTAAAGCGTTTTAAATTTTCATATTAAATACAATGACTATCGTACGGCTTGTTGATGTAAAAATCTTTAAAGCACTTTAAAATTCTTTTCACTTTCCTCTCGGCATAATGTTTCTGTAACGGAGGCATTATGAATCTTATTGAAATTTTCAAAGCTGGCACTCGTAAAGATGCCAATGGCAAAGAAGTCACTTTGACTATCGAAGACCTACAACAAGCGGTAAAAAGCTATAACGTGGAGTTTCACGAGGCTCCTGCTGTTATCGGTCATCCACAACATAATCATCCAGCTTATGCGTGGGTCAAACGCTTAGAGCTTGATGGCGATATTCTCAAGGCAGAGTTTGACCAAATCGATCCTGAGTTTGCTGAAATGGTAGATAAAGGGCGATTTAAAAAAGTCTCAGCGTCCTTTTACCTTGCTAACAGCCCGAACAACCCTAAACAAGGCTCGCTCTATCTACGTCACGTCGGTTTTTTAGGGGCAATGCCCCCAGCCGTCAAAGGTTTACGCAACCCTGAATTTGTCGAAGGTGAAGAAGGGGTGGTCGATTTTTCCGACTGGACAGAAGCGACTTTATGGCGACGTCTGCGTGATTGGTTTATTGGCAAATACGGTCAAGATGAAGCCGATAAAGCCTTACCTGATTATTTAGTCGGCAGTATGCAAGAAGAGGCGGTACGCAATAGCCTGCAAACACAAAAAGTCGAATCCCCTATTTTTAATGAACCCGCACAACCCGAAGGAGACCCCGAAATGAGTGCAGAAGAAAAAGCTGAGTTGGAACGCCTGAAAGCGGAAAACCAACAACTCAAAGATGAAAAGGCAGCAGCAGAAGCGAAAAAAGCTGAAACCGAGCTAGAAACAACCAAAGCTAGCAATGCCGAATTTTGCGAAAAGCTTATCACAGAAGGCAAGTTAGCTCCTGTGGCAAAAGATGCAGCACTAGCCCTACTTAATAGTGTAGCCACTAGTGCAGCAGGACAAACCGTCGAATTTAATGAAGGCGAAAATCTACTCACCTTAACCAAAGCCTTTATGGAGAAACAACCTAAGGTGGTGGAATTTGGTGAAATCGCCACTAAAGAACGTGCCGCAGTGGAAGAGCCCGACACTGTGAGCTACGCGGAAACAGACGACCCAGCGCGTATTGAGTTAGACCGCAAAGCACGCGCCTATATGCAAAAACACAACTGCGATTACGCCACGGCGATTAACGCGGTGCTGTAAAAATCCCCTTTAACCCCCTTTTAGATAGAAAGGGGGAAATCTAACCTTAGGAGAACTTAAATGAGTGGACAAAAAGCCCATACTCGCCTAACTGACCCAGTGTTAACCCAGTTTGCGCTAGGTTACAAAAATGAAGCCTTTGTTGGCGAGCATTTGCTGCCGATTGCCGATATCCCGAAAGAGGGCGCACGTTTGCCGCGCTTTGGCAAAGAGTGCTTTGTAGTCGAAAGTGATGAACGTGAATTGCACGCAGCAAGTAACAAAATCACCCCAGCGAAAGTCACCACCGATCAAATTACTCTAACGGAAAAAGACCTTGCTTACCCGATTGACTACCGCGAAAACCGCGAAGCTGACTTTAACTATGAACAGTATGCGGTATCGATTATCGGCGAAAAAATGGCGTTAAACCGTGAAAAGCGTATTGCGACCTTGGTCAACAACGAAGCGTCCTACGGTGCAGGCAACAAAATCACGCTGTCTGGCACAAGTCAATTTAGCCATAAAGACTCCGACATCTTCGGCGTGTTTGATGATGGTTTTGAAGCGGTGCGCAAAGCAGGTGTCGGTGCAGTCAACCGCGTTGTGATCCCAGCCAATGTGTGGGGTGCAATCCGCTCGCACGCGCAGATTACCGACCTAATGAAACGTCGTGGCGTGCAACGTTTAACTCCAGCGATTTTTGCCGAAATGTTGCGCGAAGACGACCAGCAAATTGAAATCAAAATCGGACGTGCTAGTTACCGCGCCACCCTTGACGGTCAAGATACCGCAATTTGGTCGGACAACATCATTATGGCACACGTCGCCACGCCAAACCTTGACGGCAAGCACTTTATGTATCGCCCGTCCTTCGGCTACACCTTCCGCCGTGAGAATTCACTAGTGGTTGATAAGTACGACAGCGAAGGCAACAAGGTGTACAACGTGCGCCAAACCGACATCAACAAAGAATACTTGTTGATGGCAGAAGCAGGCTACTTAATCAAATCAGCCGTCTAGCGATTGTTGGGGCAAATCATCATTTGCCCCATAAAAAGACACCAACCAAACTGAAACGGAGTTACAAAATGACTAAACCAGAAGTAATTATTGCGATTGTTGTGGGATCTGCCCTACATCATAACGGCAAACATTATGCCGTAGGGGATGAAATCACCGTCACCCCTGAAGAGTTTTCTCAATTATCAATTTACCTGCAATCCAAAGACGAAGCCCTAAAAGCCCGTGAGCAGGCGGGGCGTGAAGCTCAAGCCACTGCCACAACACTTGCTAGCCAAGCAGATAGTGAGCGTGAAACCTTGCAGCGTGAACTAACAGAAGCCCGTGAAGCTCACGTGAAAGCTGAAGCCTTGGCAGCCGAAAACGGCTTGCGCGCCGAGCAAGCGGAGGCGAAAGTCGCTGAGTTGGAAGCAGTGTTAGCCGACAAAGAGGCGGAAATTGCAAAACTTTCGGAGGATTTGACCACTTGTAAGAAAGCGGACAAAGGCAAAACCAAAAAAAACGATAGTAACAGCGAGCCAGCCTAATGTACTACATCACCCCTGACACCCTAATTAAAGCCTTTAGCGAACCGACCTTGGTGAAATTGAGTAACGATGATTACCGCGCCACCACAGTCGATACCAAAACGCTTGAACTGGCAATCCAAACCGCGACAGAGCGGATTGATGCCGCCTTGCGTAGCCGTTATCGCTTACCACTTGCCGATGTGCCGACGTTGTTGCAATCGCACTCCCTTACCTTGGCGCGCTACTGGCTTTACAGTCGCCGCCCTGAAATGGCAATGCCAGAGACGGTCGAAAAGACCTATCAGCAAGCGATTAAAGAGTTGGAGCAAATCGCCAACGGGCGACTGCATTTGGGGATTGCAGGGGTGGATGTTGGCAATCCACAACGCGAACAAGGCGACTTGTTGCCCGACACGGGCGAGTATCGTGTAAAAAGCAGCAAGCGTATTAACACGGAGGGCTACTGATGTCTGCCACCCTGCCGATTTTAAACGCATTTAAAGACCGTTTAAAAACCCGTTTTGCGGAGTGGGATGTGCAGTTGATGCCCGAAAACATCGAGAGCTATTTTTTGGCGCATCCGAATGGTGGCATCTTGATTAGCTATGCAGGCTCAACCTTTGGCGAGCCACGCTCAACGGCTGAAATCACTCAAACTCGCAAGGTACATATTGTACTGACGGTATTAAGTCGTGATTTACATAATGACCATGGCGCGTTGCAATTGCTTGATGATTTGCGTCTTGATGTCACAGGTTTTGTTCCACCAAGTTGTACTAAATGTTGGTTGGTTGAAGAACAATTCGATGAACAGCAAAGTGGTGTATGGATTTATCAGTTAGTGATTGCCACCCAAACGATGCAAATTCAGCAAACTCAAGGCGTGAGCACCAAACATCAATTAAGAAATATCATTGTCCAACGGACAGATTAAGGAGAAATAATGTCCCAATATCATCATGGTACAGAGACAAAACGTGTAAATGGTGGCTCTGTTCCTGTTACTACTGTAGATGGTGCGATTATTGGTATTGTTGGCACTGCCCCTGTGGGCGAGGTCAATACACTGAAATTGTGCCTCACTAAAAAAGATTTTGCCCAATTCGGCAATGTGCTAGACCGCGACTATACCTTGCCTGATGCATTAGATATTTTAAGTCGCTATCGTGCAGGACAAGTTTATGTCGTCAATGTATTAGACCCTGCAAAACACAAAACGACGGTATCAAACGAACAGCTGATGGTAAACCCCGATAACTTAATCGCTTATACAAAAAAAGTGGGCTTGATTGAGTTATCACTCAATGCGGATGATGGTGTGTTAAATACTGAAGATTACACCGTGAATTTACTAACGGGTGAAATTAAATTACATAAGCTAAAGCAAAATGTCACTGCAACCTATACTTATGCAGACCCGACTAAAGTGACCGAGGCGGACATTAAAGGGGCGATTGATACTCAAACAGGAAAACGTACGGGCTTTGAAATGCTACGGGCTGGTTTTAATTTATTTGGCTCTGATGCAAAAATTTTAATTTGCCCACATTATGATACCCAAGCCACAATGGCTACAGCATTGGAAACATTCGCAGAGCAAATCAATGCAATTGCATACATTCAAGCGCCAAAAGGCACAACGTTAGCTAAAGCAATTTCTGGGCGCGGTCCTGAAGGTGTAATTAACTTTAAAACCTCTAGCGACCGCACGCATTTGTTTTTCCCACATGTTGTGGGTGAGCGTAGTACGTTGGAAAGCCTTGCGACCCACGCAGCAGGATTGCGAATGAAAACCGATGCTGACCATGGGTATTGGTTCTCAACATCTAACCGTCAATTAAAAGGCGTGATTGGGGTTGAAATTCCACTGACAGCACGTGTAGACGATTTACAAAGTGAAACCAACCGCTTAAATGCCGTAGGTATTACCACTGTATTTAATAGCTTTGGTACAGGTTTTAGATTATGGGGCAACCGCTTGGCATGTTATCCAACAGTCACGCACATCACTAATTTTGAAGTGGTGCAGCGCACTGCTGACATCATTGATGAAAGCATTCGCCGTGTGGAGCTGCAGTTTATTGATAAGCCAATTGATGATGCGTTGTTAGACAGCTTATTAGGGACAATTGAAACCTACATGGGGACACTCAAATCCATTGTTGGCTTTAGTGTGTGGCTTGACCCTGATGCGGATTTGGTGGACGCCTTTAGTAAAGGCAATGTGCCGATTAAATACAAATTCACGCCAAAAATCCCTGCAGAACGTATTACTAATACATCTGAGGTGACACGTGAATTCTTAATCAATTTAACCAGCCGTGGAGGTAAATAATGAGCGTGGTGATTAACCAAGTAACTAATGCCAATGTGTATATCAACGGTAATAGTTTTTTAGGGCGAGCCAAATCAGTCAAAACACCTGAGTTTGATGTCGAGTTTATCGAACATGATAACCTTGGTTTAGTGGGTAAAATTAAACTACCAAATAAAGTCAATGCTCTTGAAGGTGAGATTGTTTGGGATGGTTTTTACCCTGATGTTGCCGCGCTTGCTTATAATCCATTCAAAGCAAAACAATTGATGGTACGTGCCGATGTGCAAGTATTTAATGCTATGGGTATGGCTGCTGAAGTACCACTTGTGCTCACAATGACCGTAAATTTCAGCAAAACACCGTTAGGTGAATACAAAAAAGAAGCTACAGAGTACACAATGACTTATCAAGTCAATAGTATTAAACAAGTGATTGATGGCAAAGAAGTGTTATTTTATGATGCGTTCTCAAATCAATACCGTGTCGCTGGCGAAGATATTCTCAGTAAATATCGTGCCAATATTGGCAGCTAATCTTTAAAGTAGTTTAAAAGCTATTTTAGTCCTAACTATCTAAACTCCTTAGTGAATTTGATAAACACTAAGGAGTTTTTTTATGTCTGAAAAATTAGATGAATTATTGTTATTTGCTACCGTGAAATTGGATTACCCAATTAAAGATGGACAGGGCAACGAGATTGCAGAGCTGAAAATCCGCCGTGCGAAAGCCAAAGATATTCGCAAAATGCGTGGTGAAACAGATATTGAGCAAACATTAAGCCTGCTCGCAATTCTCACAGGATTAGTGCCTGAAGATTTGGATGAATTAGATGTAGCGGATATGAAAAAAGCATCCGCTATTATCGAAAAGATGCAAAAGGGAAAGTCAGCCTAGAACAGCTTGATGCCGTGTTAGCGGATTTGGCTTGGTGGTATGGTTGGCAACCTTCAGAATTAGAAAATCTAACACTGGAGGATATTGAGCGGTGGATAAAACAAGCGGAGCGTCAAGTAAAAGCCCATTATAGCAAAGCCGCTATTTAAGCGGCTTTTTTGGGTGTATCACTAATAATGGCAAATAACAATACTAACAACCATAAACTCAAAATAAGGGCAGTAGTAATTGGGTAAAAATGAAAAGCAATAACGCCACCAATAATAGCAATCAATAACGTAATGATTGAGCCAATTAAGAAAAACATATTATCAGCAAGTTTAAAAAGCAGTTTCATATTAACGCCCCCTTTGTTCTATGAGGAACTATAAATTATGTCATCAAATTTAGCAATATCTTTAGTGATTGGCGCATCTGTTGGCGGTGCCGTAGCAGGGTTGAAACGGTTACAGAATGATCTAAAGATTTTTAAAGATAATACCCTTTCGATTAAACAAAAATTTGTAGGCTTAGGCACAGAGTTTGCTAAAGGTATAGGTGGGATTATTTCAAGCTCAACAGCGGTTGGTTCCTCTATTATGGCGCTATCTCAACCTGCAATTGCTTTTGAAAGTGCGATGGCAGATGTCAAAAAAGTAGTGAATTTTGACACGCCAGAACAATTTAAAAAGATGGAGCAGGATATTTTAAAACTCACGCGTACTATCCCAATGGCTAGTGAAGAGATTGCAGCTATTGTAGCAGCAGGAGGACAGGCAGGTATTGCAAGGGAGCATCTATTAGGCTATGCAGAAGATGCAGCCAAGATGGGTGTTGCATTTGACATGGCAGCAGGTGATGCGGGTAGCTCAATGGCAACTATGGCTAATGTGCTCGGTAAGCCAATAAGTGAGATGGCTAAATTCGGTGATGCTATCAACCATCTGTCAGATAACGCTAATGCGAAAGCATCAGAGATCGTCAATGTCATTGCACGAGCAGGCTCTGATACACGAATGTTGGGGTTAACTGAAAATCAAGCCGCTGCACTTGGATCAACTTTTTTATCAATGGGTAAAGCTCCTGAACTGGCTGCGCAAGCAATTAAAGGGATGTCGTCTGCATTTGCAGAGCTCAAGGCAGGAAAACACGCTAAAGAGCTTAATATGCTAGGGTTAAGTCCAAAATCCTTTGCAAATGCAATGAATAAAGATGCTCAAGGTGCAATCTCTGATTTTATTGAGCGAGTTAAAAAACTCCCAAAAGATAAACAATACCCAATCCTTGCAAAAATGTTTGGTAAGCAGTATGCCGATGATTTAATGCTGTTGGCACAAAATACAGGTGAATATAACAGGCAACTTCAGTTATTGCAGGAAACTGACGAAAATGGCGAATTGAAATATGTCGGTTCAATGCAAAGAGAATTTGAAAATCGCGGCGCAACAACGGAGAACAACCTTAAAAAATTAAAAAGTAGTTTCTCTGAATTGGGGATTGCCATTGGGCAAAAGTTATTACCTGTTATTAACAAGTTTGTTGATTGGTTAAAGCCGATCATGTATTCCATTTTAGATTGGATACACCTTAATCCAACCATTGTGACACAAATATTGCAAGTTGCGGGCGTACTATCGGGTGCGGTTGTTGGTATTTTTGCTGTGAAGACAGCGATTTCAGGTATTTTGATAGTAGCACTGCCTTTTGTCAATCTCTGGAGTAAATCTAAAATAGTTATCAGATTTTTAATTCCACTCATCTCTAAATTAGCACTTGGTTTTGGCTACATGATTGGCTATGGCATTAAAATGGCGAGAGCCATAGGAGTTGTGTCTAAAGCATTTTTGGTCATGGGTAAGGCGTTACTGACGAACCCTCTTTTTTGGGTTGTTGGCATTATTGCAGGTGCAGCCTATTTAATTTGGGATAACTGGGCAACATTAGCCCCGATGTTCAGTGATTTATGGCAAGGTATTAAAAATATCTGGAGTGATGTGTCTCAATTCTTTAATGGACTTTGGGAAGAAGTAAAAACAGCATTTGATGGTGGCATTATTGCGGTTGGTAAACTCATTTTAGACTGGTCGCCCATTGGGTTATTTCACAAAGCATTTGCGGAAGTATTAAGCTGGTTTGGGATAGATATCCCTCAAAGTTTTACAGGCTTTGGAAGTGCAATGATTGATAGCTTAATTAATGGGATTAAGTCAGCTTGGGAAGCCACAAAAGGTTTTTTTACTGATTTGGGCAATGGCATTAAAGATGCATTTAGCTTTGACAGTAAATCGCTTGCTAGTGATATGAATAACATCGCTGATACAGCAGCAATGACTGGGTTTTCACAAGGTGGCTTTACTGGTGCAGGTAGTAAATATGATCCTGCGGGCATCGTTCATAAGGGTGAATATGTCTTAACTAAAGAAGCGACTGAACGTATTGGAGTGAGTAACCTCGACCGCCTCAATTATGGCGGTCAATCACCGCAAGGCTTATTTACTAACTATAAACCGTTAAATCAGCATTCAAGCCAAGCTGTCAACGGGTCAATTACAGTACATTTCAATCCAACGATTACTGTCAATGATAACTCAGACCAAAACATTATGAGCCAAATTCAACAAACTTTATTACAAAGCAGCTATGAGTTTGAGCAGATGTTAAAACGTGTGCTAGACCAGCAGCAACGCCTTGCATACTAGGGGGTAAATATGAATTTTGCACTACTAGGCAATATCGCCTTTGACTTACTTAATGCCCCGTCTGCTTTTGACGAGCGACGAGCAGCAACCTATGCTGAACACGCTGTGTTATCAGGTAAGCCGCGGCTACAAGCAATGGGCTTAGAGCTAACTGAAATCACATTACAACTTAAACTCCATCACCAATTAGCTCCAGTAGATGAACGCTATCAAGCATTGATTACTGCTAAAGAAACACAAGAGGCTTTAGCGTTAGTACTCGGCTGGTCACAGTTTAAGGGGCATTTTGTGATCGCAGCTTTAGAGAGCCAAACACTCTTTTGTGATGAGCAAGGTAACGCCCTTGCTCGTGAAGTCAGCATCACTCTACGCGAATTTGTTGGCAACACAGGCAAAGGCTTGCTGGGGGCTGCATTGTCTATTGGGGGTAACTCCCCTCTTGCTTCACTCTTGCCAAAAGGGTTGACCAATTTTGTCAGCCAAGCAGCAAAACTGGTGCAAAAGGGCATCAAAATTTATCGCCAAGCACGCCAAGCCATTAGTGCAGTGCGTGAAACCATTACTACGATTAAAGCCATTGCGAACGATCCATTACAAGCTCTTACTTATTTACCAACGGTATTAAATCAACTAGGTAGCTCAGTGGGTGGCTTAGGTGAAATGGTTGGATTAGGCAGTAGCTTTGCGACTCTCACCCAAGAGCTAAAGGGGGCAGAACCGTTTTTAACGGGCATTGCGGATTTAAGCCGTCATTTAAACACCGCTCAAAGGGAGTTTAAATTGGGTTTAAATGAACGCAATTTAGGGCAATGGTTTGATTTAGGTGTCAAAGCCATTGATGCTGCAGATGAAGTGGCTCAATCTATGTCCAAGCCAGCTGCACAACTCACCGCTTGGATTGCCACCCGTGGCGACACGCCTGAGCCTGCAACCCAAGGAGCAACGCAATGGACAGTGTAATCCAACATCAAATAAAGGCGGGTGAACGTTGGGATTTGCTTGCCTATCACTATTATGGCGACGTGGGCGAAATGAGCCGCTTAATTGATGCCAACCCCCATATCCCGTTATGTGAGACCTTGCCCGTGGGACAAAGCTTGTTTGTGCCTGTGATAGCCGTTAAAGCTACCTCGCAGGCGGACTTGCCACCGTGGATGCAGGAGGACTAAATGCAAGTACAAACCCCAACTTTTGAGCTGTTTTACGGCAAAAGCCAAATTACGCATCACATCAAACCGACATTATTGAGTCTGACTTATACCGACCATTTAAGCGACCAGTCGGACGAGCTGCAAGTCACCTTCGAGGACACCGAACGCAAATGGATAAATGCGTGGTTTCCCACGCAGGGTGACGAGTTGAAAGTGCAACTCGGCTATTTGGGTGAGACTCTCGTCAATCTTGGAGCATTTGAGATTGATGAAATCGAGTGGCAGCACAGCAAAATGAGCGGTTCAGTCGTCTCACTTAAAGCCTTGAGTACAGGGATTTCGCGGGCAAATCGCACCTTAAAACCTAAGGCGTATGAAAACACTACACTGGCGGAGATTGTGCGTAAAGTGGCGAAAAATTTGAAGCTAAAGGTGACGGGTACGGTGGCAAATATCCCGATTAAGCGAGTCACTCAATACCAAGAGCGCGATGTGGAGTTTTTAACTCGCTTGGCACACGAATACCGTCACAGTTTTAAGATTGTGGGGCAAACGTTGGTTTTCACCAAAATGGAAAGCCTTGAACAACGTGCACCTGCGGCGGTGTTAGATTTTACTCAAGTCATATCATTACAACTACGTGACAGAATTAAAGATGTTGTGAAAAAAGTTGAAGTTTCGGGATTAGATAATAATCAGAAAAAAACACTAAAATCAGAAACACAATCGAAAAGCAAACGTCCAAACAAAAAGCAAGCTAAAGCAAGTAATGGCGATACGCTTAAAATTGTGACTCGTGGAGAATCTCAAGAGCAAATTGATGCTCGAGCAAATGCAGCACTATCTGAGAAAACAGATGACCAGCAAGCAGGTAATATTACTGTGATCGGCGACCCAAAGTTAGTCGCAGGCAATACGATTTTGTTGACGGGATTTGGTTTTTTTAGCGGCAAATACCTGATTAAGTCTGCACGGCACAATTACAGCAAAAATCAAGGTTATACCACCAGTCTTGAGGTGCGAATGCTCGAATTTATTGAAGATTTACCAACAACAAGCAGTCAGATTTAACGGAAATTTTGCAAATGAAAAAACGACTTACTACCCACGATTTTACGGCAACCTATCAAGAAGGTGTGGTGAGCCAAATCGACCCGAGAACCCATCGCATTAAAGCCACTATTCCCGCCTTGGAAGATTTAGAAACGGCTTGGCTGCCATTTGCCACGCCCTTTGCAGGTGGCAATCAGTTTTACGCCTTGCCCGACAAGGGGGAGTTGGTGGCGATTATACTCGATGCGCGTGGCGAAAGCGGTTATGTACTCGGAGCGATTTACAATGCCAAAGATCCAGTGCCTGTTACTGATAGTGAAATCTGGTTACACAAATTCGCCAACGGTACGGAGATCGCCCACAACCGCAAAACGGGCGATGTGATCGTTAAAACTAGTGGCAAAGTGACTGTAACGGCTAGCCAAGCTATCATCAATGCACCTACTCAAATTAACGGTGACACTACAGTCAATGGCACTTTTCATGCATCAGGAAAAATTACATCAGACACCGAAGTGTCTGCTCCAAGTGTTAAACAAGGCAATGTATCGCTTGGTAGCCATGTTCACTCTGGCGTTGAGTCGGGCAATAAACGCTCTGGTCAGCCTGAATAATCTTTAAAGGAGTTTAAAAGCTCTTTCTATTCATATTCACTACACTGTGACTATGAATACGATCACACTCCAACACACCCACTGGCAAATCGCCCCTACTGGTATCGACTCGGTGCAAGGCGAGGACGATTTGCATCAGTGCATCAAAAACATTCTTTCCACCCGCAAAGGTTCGGACGTGCTGCGCCCTGAATTTGGCTCAGACCATTTTGAGTATATTGACCAACCTTTTGATGTGGCTGTGCCTAATATGGTACGCGAAATCTTTATCACGATTGCAACATGGGAAAAGCGAGTGATTGTGCAAAAAGTGCATATCGAAGGCACTGCTCCACACTTTACTTACCGTATTTTGTGGGCAGTTGCCGAAGATGTGGCACGTCAAATTTATACCACGGAGTTTAGCCATGGAACTTAACCGATACGACATCAAGGTTGTGCCTGAAGAGGTAAAGCAAATTATTGCCGATAGCATAGCTCAGTACGAAAAAGTCACGGGAAAAGTGTTGCAACCTGCCCATATTGAACGGCTGATTATCAATACTTATGCCTTCCGTGAGTTACTGGTGCGAAAAGGTATCAACGAAGCCTTTCGCCAAACTTTTCCACAAACGGCAACGGGGCTGGCACTGGATTTATGCGGGGAGACCCTTGGTTGTTACCGCCTTAAAGACAAGCCTGCGCGCACGATTTTGCGTTTTAGCGTGAAAGGCGACCACGCCTCAATTTTAATCCCCAAAGGCACGCAAGTCGCAATCAGCGATGACCTCTATTTTGTGACGAAAAACGATGATGTCATCACTCAACTAATTAGCTACGTCGAGATTGAAGCCGAATGCAATCAAGCAGGTACCGCAGGCAACGGCTGGGAAGTGGGACGGGTGAAAACACTAAAAAGCCGTCTGAACACCGAATCAGAAGTTACGGTTAGCAATATTGATGTTTCCAGCGGTGGTTTGACGGAAGAAGACGACGATAGCTACCGTAAGCGTATTTTAGCCGCGCCCGAAGCCTTTACTACCTGTGGCTCGATTGCTGCTTATGATTACCATACGAGAGCGGTTTCGCAAGCCATCGCCGATGTCAATGTTACCACGCCGCACGGTGGATTGGTACGTATTACGGTACTCACCAAAGACGGCGTGACCGATGAGAGATTGCTCTCGGACATCAAAAGTCATTTAAGTGCAGAACGCCGCCGTCCGTTGTGTGACACTGTTGAAGTGCAAGCCCCAATTAAACGTGATTATCAAATCCGCGCAACACTAAAGCTATTGGAAGGCTACCGCGAAGACATCGTCAAAACTGCTGCTCGCGACCGCTTGCAGGAATATCTCTCCACAAAAACGAACAAGCTCGGTATGGATGTTGTGCCTAGTGCCATCATCTCCGCGTTATGTGTTGAAGGTGTTTACGATGTCAATTTACAACAGCCAAGCAAAATGTTGATTGCTGACAACCAATGGGCAAATTGCACCGCACTCAGCATTGAAATCGAAGAGGAACGTAGTAATGGCTAAGTTGCAGTATGCAGACATCATCGCAAACGATCCAAAATACCAAGTGTTAGCCGATTTAAGTCTACGAATTGCTGAGCTCGATGTCTCGCAGATTATGACAACTTTAGTGGATTTGCTCGGTGATGAGTTTATCCCATTGCTTGCCGAAAAATGGAGCGTCACAGGTGCAGACGGCTTGTTGGTAGCCGATAGCCAAAGCTCAAAACGAGCCTTGATTCAGGTAGCAGTTGAGCTGCACCGACACAAAGGTACGCCGTGGGCAATCCGAGAAGTATTACGCAAGCTGGGATTTGGAGAAATTGACATTGATGAGGGCTTGAAGGCACGAGTATATGAACATTCAGTTGTCGCAAATATACCTGAACTTTACCGATGGGCATATTACGGCATCCGCCTCTCTCGCCCCATTACTAATGACCAAGCTCTCAATATCCGCAAAGTGTTACGTAGTTTTGCTCCAGCTCGTTGTCAGTTAGCAGTATTGGACTATAAATCCGCCCCTATTCGCTATAACAATAAAGCAAGATACGACGGCAGTTATAACCACGGTTCAGTTTAAAGTAAGGATAAATCATGGCAGGATTACAAGAAGAAACTCGCTGGGAAAATGAAATTTACCGTATTGAAGAAAATGACCCTGTTCACGGTGGTGAGGACGGTATTACGAATAAACCCATCAAACAATTAGCAAATCGCACAAAATATCTCAAAAAAGAGGTTGAAAAACGCTACATCGCACAAGATGCGTCGACAGAACAAAAAGGGCTTGTTCAACTCGACTCTAGCACAGATTCAAACGCAGAAGATAAAGCTGCGACACCGAAAGCTGTTAAAGCCGTTAGAGCGTTAGTGACTGCTGTGAGAAATGCGTTAAATAATTATATTCCGAACAGCAAGAAATCAGATGCTGATAACAGCACAAGTTCAGACACTATTGCGACGAGTTATGCTCTTAAAAAGGTACGTGATATTGCAACAACAAGAGCGACAGACACAGTTGCTGGACAAACAGTGCTGTCACATAAAACCGATGGCACTGATAAATCAAAAGCCGCTTCTGAGTTCGCACTTGGGGAATTAAACAAAGAGCTCGCTGGGAAAGGTGTGCCAATTGGTGCGGTTGTAGCTTTTCCAAAGGGCATGAATCCAAGCGGTTATCTAAGAGCAATAGGCGGCACATTTAATAGAGTAACATACCCAGATTTGTATGTCGCAAATGGCAATAGTGACATCTTACCGAATCTACATCGTAGCGATGTGGGAATGACTGCGTATTTTCCATTTGACAACATCCCAGAGGGCTGGATTGCGTTCGATTCAATTAGAACAACCGTTACACAAGGTAACTATCCAGAGTTATACGCGCATTTAATTGCTAAATACGGGTCTATCTCAAATGTTCCGTTAGCAGAAGATCGTTTCATTCGTAATGCTGGGAATGGATTAAGTGTCGGTCAGACACAGAGTGACGAGATAAAAAAACACGTTCATACTCAAGCACTTGACGATGGTAGTAGAGATGAAAATAAATTTAATTCAGTTTTCGATAAAAACTCAATATCAGATTATGACTATAATTTAAATATAGGGCTGCCAGTTGACAACGGATATAGCGACAACTTTTGGGCTACGCCGAGATTAGATAGCAGGCTGGCAACAGGAGGAGACGAAACACGTCCAAAATCAATTGCACTTAAATTGTGTGTTAAAGCAAGAAACACTTTTGACGACGTAGTATTTTGGATAAAAGCATTCGGTTCTGTTGAAAATACAGGTCAAATGAATGCAGCAAATTTAGCCCAAGAGATTCAAGATATTCGTTATGAAAAAGCAGATAAAGTACATAATCACAGTTACAGTGATATTGTAGATTTTAATGAGGGTGTTGCGACGCAATTTTTTCATCAAAAAACAGAAAATTTTGAAGTATTCAAATACCCAGATGGTTCAATGATTCAAATTTATAAAAGTAATCCTATATTGAATCATGGTAATACTTCTCTAGGATTCACTTTTAATTGGGCACAAGCATTTAAATCTAATCCAGCATTAACTTGGTCTGTATATTCAGAACAACACGAAGTTAGGGATTGCTGGGTTACTTTTAATAAAAGTGGAACTACTAATACAAAAGTAAAATACTGGATCTTTGAAGGCTCATACAACACAAGTAATCTTGAAGTAAATATTATCGCGATTGGTAGATGGAAATAAGGAGAATAATGATGATTTATTTTAAAGATGGCTTTTATTTTGATGTGCAACCTCAGGGTGCTATTGAATTATCAGAGGAACGATACACAGAACTTTTGGCAGGTCAGGCGCAAGGAAAAATAATTGTCAGCAATTCTCAAGGAGAACCTATTCTAACCGAACCATCACCGACTGAATACCATGAGTGGGACGGTGAAAAATGGGCTATTTCAACAGAAGAAAAAACCGAAATTAAACGCAAACTAATTAAAAATCTAGTTGATAATATTGATGATATTGCAGCTAATATTATTTCAAAATGGACACGTTTTAGTGAAGAGTATAAAGAACGTGAAGCGGCAGCAATTGAATTTAAAGAAGCAAATTTTGCTGGAGAAGTAAGCATCTATATATCAAGTTTTGCTACAGTTGCTGGACTTGATAACAAATCAGCGACATTGCTAATTCTTAAACAAGCAGAAGGCTTGCGTGCATTACAAGAGCAACTTGCAGTACAAAGAATGCGTAAGTATGAACTGAAAAACGATGAATTGAGTGAAGAAGAATTACAGCAAATTCACGACGATATTATCGGAAAGATGAAAGCATTGGCAGAGGCACAACAATGATGGGGACTAAAATCTACTTAGCATTATATAAAGGAAAGAAGTCTGGTAAAAAACCAAAAGATTTGTTAGCAAAATTTAGTGATTGGTTAACAAGAAAGCTAACAAAAGGAGCTTATTCTCACTGTGAAATTGTTGTAAGAAAAGAAGAGTTTTTAACTGGTCATCATTATGAAGTAGAAGTTATATATGACTGTTACTCATCGTCTATTCGAGACGGCGGTGTACGTTGTAAGCAAATTGATGTTTATGATAGAGAAAAATGGGATTTAATTGAGCTAGAGGGAGTTACTGAAGCGCAGATTAAAAATTATTTCAAACAGACGGAAAATATGAAATACGACTGGTGGGGTGCTATCGGCATAGTGCTGGGCATTAAGCAAAAGCGCAGTAAGTTCTTTTGCAGCGAATGGTGTTTTAATTGCATTAAAAATAGCAATGAAGGCTGGCGATTCAGTCCAAATCAACTATCAGCAATTTTTAAAAAAGGATAAAAAATGGAAAAAGGGCAAAAAGTTAAACTGCGAAACGGAAATAATGCAGAAATCGTGTTTATTAGCAATTTCGGTAAATTGCTCGTTGTTGAGTATATTGATGACGAGTTACCTGCTGTTCACTGGCACAATAGTAATGGTTCATTCTATGCTGATTGCGAGAGTGCGCTAGATATTGTTTGATGTCAGCTAGAAGTGGCGATACAGCAAGCATTCGCACTGCTCACTGTATCAGCTACGCAGAGACATCCTGCATATAGCCATGTGCCACAACGTCTAGCTAGACCGTGGCATTTTAGCAAAACAATAAAAAAATGTGGTAACTAATATGCAGAAAATAAAAGAATTTCGTTGCGAATGCTGCAAAAAGCTACTCGCGCGAGCAAAAGATGTACAATTATTGCAAATTAAATGCGTACGTTGTAAAACAATTAATCAATTCAATTAATCAATTCAGAGTGTCAGAGCGTCGTTGAACGCCAGAACGCCATAATTTAAAGGAGCTAAATTATGGCAAAACAATTCAAACAAGCCCCTTTGCCCTTCGTCGGGCAAAAAAGAATGTTTCTCAAGCATTTCGAACAAATCTTAAATGAAAATATCAGCAGAGACGGTGAGGGCTGGACTATTGTTGATGCTTTTGGTGGGAGTGGACTGTTAAGTCATACTGCAAAACAACTCAAGCCAAAGGCAAGAGTTATCTACAACGACTTTGACGACTACTCAGAGCGTTTAAAGCATATTGACGACATCAATAGATTACGGAGATTGATTTCTGATGCAGTTGGCAAGAGCAAAACACAGCAGAAATTAAGTAGCGACGTCAAAGAACGTGTTGTTAAAATCATTAATAACTTCAATGGCTTTAAAGATGCCCGTGTATTGTCTAGTTGGCTTTTATTTAGTGGTCAACAAGTAAAAACAATTGAGCAACTATGCAAAAAAGACTTTTGGAACTGCGTTAGACAATCAGATTATGCAGAGCCAACTGGCTATTTAGACGGTGTTGAGGTCATCAAGGAGAGCTTTCATACACTGCTACCACGTTTTTACAACGACACAAAAGCGTTGTTTGTGTTAGATCCGCCTTACTTATGTACTCGCCAAGAAAGCTATAAGCAAGACACTTATTTTGACTTAATCGACTTTTTAAGGCTTGTTAATATAACTCGACCACCTTATGTTTTCTTCAGTTCTACAAAAAGCGAGTTCATCCGCTTTATTGAGTATATGCAGAATGAAAAGGTTGATAACTGGGAGACATTCGATAACTGCAAACGAATTGCAATTAAGGCAGCAATAAATAAAGATGGAGGATATGAAGACAATCTAATTTATAAGTTTTAA